AAAAGAGGGCACTTTACTCTATTAAATCATCTCAACAAACTCATCGCCGTCAAAGTGTTCATACTCTGAATCTAACACAAAATTCAAAGCATATTCCCACTCCATAAACGGTGATGAGACACCATATTTAGTATATTCTGGGGCCAAATTACTGGCCATTTTCGAATGGTACTCCTTACCATGGAGACTAGCTTCCTTAAGCAACAAATCATACTTTGCTAACAGAACTTCATGTGATTGGCCCTTTTTGTCCCAAAAAGCCATCTTGCTCAAGCTACTCATCCGAAGACTGGCTAAGAAACGATACTCCTTATTACCGCTTTTGTCTTCCACTAACATCTTATTAAAGCTACGGGCAATAATAACACCCTTATCCAACGGCACATAACCAAAAGCCTGCATATGTTTATGGACATCGTCGACTTTTATGTCGGCATTCTCATCTGTAACTGTACAATTAAACAGCAAAGCCATCAACGTAGTCACAGACTCAATGGAAAAAGCCTCAGGCATTGAAGTACTTATAATCGAGTCATCACCATAATGAAATGCCTTAACACTATTCCACACAACATCAGCATATTTTGCCATATCAGACTGTTTAATATCATTAATAATCAAGTGTGCTTCTTTGCCGGTTTTATTGTAATGATCTCCTATGGCCATAATACTAACGAAGCAAGAAAAATGAGTTAACGCATTGATATATGTACCATACAATGAAGTTATAAGCCATCCAGAACATAAAGATCTATACATAGATATAAAACGCTCTTCGCCAGTACCAGGAACAACTGTAATAAATTCTGACATAGAATCAAGCAATCTCATTCTACAAGCATGTCGCTTAGTGCCATGTTCTTTCAAATAAAAACGGTCCACAAAATGGCAAAAGATCTTCCAATCTACCTCTGTTCGATCAGTGTCAAAACCGCTATGATCAGTGGCCATAACATACTCTGATTTCTCTAACAATTGTTGAGCTAAACTATCCCACTCTTTACTATAAGGATTTATACCAACTAACATACCGTTTCTAATTCTAAATTTCTTACAAATCTGAATAATGTCTCTTAAATAAATCATACTAAGAATCAAAAATGGCAAATCACTACTAGAAAATATCCGAGTCTTACCATTTATAACTCTACTACGAGGTCTCAACTCATCTTTATTAACAGCATTAACCATAACCAAAATATTTTTATCATCAAGCAAATCGGCATTCAACCCAAGTACTAAATCTTTAATTATATTGGACTCTTTGGTGCCCAAAACAGGCAATATTCCTTCACCAAAAACTTCTTTTCGATTTAGAAATCCAAAATAATCTTTAACATTAGGTCCTACAGACTTATTACGTGGCAATGATTTGATATTGTTATTCAAATTATCAACATCTTGAAAACCAACAATAAACCTGTCGTACATTAAATCGACATCTATAGATCCATCATCCAATAAAGCTACGTCATAAAAATACTTTTCATAATCTGGCATATTCTCTAACAATTTAGAATTATACAAAGATGCAAGATTTCTATATGCGTGAAAAGTTATATTTCCGCCTATATTCTTACCATATTTGAGTATATTGCGCTGAATGACTGGAACGTACTTATATCCCCCCTCTGGGGTCTCTTCCTTAACATTTCCTAATAACGCAGGAAAATAAGGCTCATCCGTAGGAATCAACTCTTTCAACACTTCATTTCCATACAAACTCGATTTAACTAAAGACGTCTGCATTGGAATTGTAATCTTAGGTCTAGTAGCAATAACTAATTGACCAACAGAGTTATACTTCGGGACATCCAAGAATTCGGGCTCGACATAATCGTGACTGACAAAATATTTTTCCTTCACTGACTTATACAACTTCATAGTGCGCTCAACTCTCTCCTGCATAGTGCCACTCTTACATAAATCTATATGAGAAAACATCTCTCTAGAAATAGGCATGGCAACTCCGCCTGCCAGCGAACCAGCGCAGTGAATAGCAGCTATCATAGGTTGATTTGCATTAGGAAAATTCGTTGTTATTCGATCAGCCTTGACCTTAATAAATATAGGCATACCACAAGCTCCTTCAAAGCTAACATTAGTAAATACAGGATTATCTATCGTAATAGATCCATCTGGAATCTCAATATACTCAGAAGCTCCAAATTTAACAAATTTTTGACTTGTAGCATATCTTACCGGTTCAGGTTTTACATTATATTTAAATGTAGTGGTATACGTCCGTTTCTCTGGGATATCACTATCCGAGGGCCTAAATGTAGCCATTGCATAAGCCTGCTTAACTTCCGACATTGCATAAGCCATTGCGGGCTTATCCACAATCTTAGAACGAATATCAGGATACTCCTTAATGGTAGGCAAATAAACAAAGCACATATCATTTTGTCCAGGAACAGGTTCAATTGTCCATGAACCATCAGGTACTAGAAAATCCGGATGTGTGTGATCCATGTTATTCATACCATACAATTTAAGAGCAAAGTTACAGCCAGGATACGCTTTCATAGGCATTTTAAAACTATGAGCCGTAGTTATACCAACGCGTCCGCCTAACATCAAAATATAATTAGAACGAACAAGCCTCATCTCTGTAACACCATTGACTGGTGAAATCCTAGGATCAGAAACTTGTATATCAAACCATAGCAAATTATTATTAACAACACTAGATATCGATTTATCATCCTGTTCAGAACCTGCAAGAACCTGAGATTTATATTCCGTGGATTCAGGAAACACCGCTGAATAAACTGTCTTCACCAGCGCTATACATGGTAATACAGATAGTGCAACTCCAGCTCCGACTAACCAAGGATAAACGGAAGAATGATCTAAACCTCCTATAAATGAAGAAACCTTATCCCATGAATTCTTAATTTTGGCTGAAACCCAGTGAAAACTACCTTCATCGGTAGTGTCACTAATAAGGGATTTGCTATCTGCTAAATCATACATAACTAACAACCCATCATATGGAGACAACTGATCAATAATAGAACGCTTTATCTTGCTCAACCCAACATATTTCCTTAAAAAGTGCTGTGACACTGTTGGCAAGGAATCCATCTTTTTCAATAAAAGCGGTTTTATGTGGTTTTCCTCAAAATTAGGCCAAAAACGATTTGTCGTATCTAATGCTACACAAACATTAATATGCGGCTTAGTTATATCTATACTATACGTACTTAAATCTTTTACAACCTGCTCTATGTCAAATAAATCAGGACGCAACAGATCGTTACCTATAGCAACCATATTGGGAGTATAATTCATCTTACGAATACGTTCAGCTAATTCACTACGCTGCTCAACAAGCTCACGCATAGTATATGTCAAACGATCTTCAGGATTTCTAGGTCCGCAAGGACGAAATTCATAAAAATCTTTAGACTTGCTAGCAAGTCGCAACCAAACATCAAGCGACAAATATTGAACGCCTATAGAATATAATTGGGAATAATAAAACGCTTCATAATGAGGATGTAACTTGTCCGAACGGGTCAAAGCCAATCTGAACAATTCAGATAAAGGTATATCAACACTTGGACGAATTTCAGTGCCAACAGTAATTGGTTTAAATGGATCAACTCTCATCATCTGCGCCTTATATTCCTCGGCAATGCTCTCAAGCGACTCTACTAAGTATGAGCCATGATCAAAATGATTGTTTATATCCTCCTTCACTACCGCTAAAAATTGCGCTAAAGTATAAATGCCTCCTTCTGCGACACCTTTCTCCAAATTATATTTATAAAACATAGTAGAATCATCACTTCTCAAAGGTCTGCTAGTATACTCATTAATGATATAATCACCATCACCAGTAACAGACACTTTAGTATTGTGAAGACAATCTTCTTGAAAACTCTCTTTATCAAGCCTTCCTAAATTAATTGAAGGTGCGCCTGTCATCTTAAAAGCTGCTTGACCAATTTGTGGCTTAACATATTTTGGATTAGCCACTGCCAGCCAAACATGACCTTCCATTCTACGATAGAATGCATTCGGATTTAGCAACGTCGATCCTGGTGGTGGTCCACCACCAGCATAATTAGTAGTGGCGAATACCAATTTGGGCTGAGCATACATCTTACCTTTACTCTCAACATCTGCAGACTTAAGAACAAATGCCTCAGATGATAATAAATGTAACAACATCACATCTTCTGGCATAATATCTGCTGAAGAAACTGTTTTAACAGCGAACATATCGTGATAAACTATAGATACTGTTTCTGGAGTTACACCTTGCTGAAATTTATCTGTAGGATTAAGACTAATAGGCTTATATTTTAACGGATTAATCCGCTGTGCCTCTCGCTCAGTATCCGATAGAACATGATCAATCAAAACAGGAGCTATAACATTCTGCAAAATAACATCTTTACCAACCCCAGGAGGGCCAGTTAACATCACGCAATATGGTATCTGCCTTGTCTGCGGTGTAGAAGCACTAGCAGAACAATAAGCCTCAAGAACTTTAATGCGAGAAGCAATACAAGATAAGCCAATATTCTTTGGCAACATGCCAGGTCTCTTAGCCATAGACATGGTTAAATCTTGCAATTTGGAATTAACTAACACCAAATCTCGCTTATCTAAATCCGTAAGTAAGAAGCCTGCCTGCATTTTAATCTCTAATGGCTGTAACATTCTTGACAAATTTTGCATTTCCTCAGTATTCTCGTTACTAAATATATTTTTCCACTCAAATCCAAATGCTGTGGTGAGATAAGTTATTAATTGACCGACCCAATCAAAACATCTGGTTACATATTGGGTAAAATTACGAGAATTATTATTCATAGAAGTAAAACTATCCATTAAATCAGATATACCATGAGCACTAGAAATACACTTAGTACCAAATAACAACAATGAGGTACCCTCTACAAATAATTCCACCATACCTGATGTTTGAGCTCTAGGAACAAAATACTGCTTCACGACATCAACAACTTCCTTATGATAAAAATATAACAACGCTGCAACGCTCGCAAGCATAAGTGTTTTCAATGTAACATTATCATTATATTTTTGATAGGCTAAATACGAGCCTATAAACATACACCACAAAAACATCTTCTTGGTGTCCATGGTAAGCCCAAAATCAACTTCGGCTTTAAAAACTCCCTCTGGAGCTAAACTACCGATGGTCTCAGTAACAGACCTAACGGTTTCTTCCATATGTACTGTGGAAGAATTGACTTGAGCCAACAAAGTGGTTAACAAAATTTTTGTTGACTCATCGAGGTCATGATTGAGCTTAAACCAGTCAGACCAAGCTTGTGCTCTATAACAATCAGCATCAAGCGCTAAAATACACTTCTTAACAAAATCAAAATCGTCAGAGGATAAAGTTTCAAAACTAAACAAACTTCCATCTGAGCCTTCAACATCAACTCCAAGGGTGGTTAACATATTTTGAACTAACTTGGCATCTATGTCAAAATGACAAGCTCCGTTCCTTTCGTTTGCAACGAGAAAAGTTTCCATATTAATATGAAGCATTGTATCAACCGCAATGACAAAACGGTTAGCGTCCTTCTCCAATTAACTGGTTAAGTTACGTGATAGGGAGCCTAATGTGGCTTTAATCCCTCACCATACATAGAGGATCCGCAAGGTTTTTGTGTGATAATCTGTAATCACTTATAACAATAATGTGCGCAAATTCTAGACCTACTTGGTCCCACGCACTTCTGCTAGCATCACCAAACAGAACTCAGCCGCTCACGTTTGGCTACACAGAACGCAACACATTATAATATGATACAAAAATGATACAAAAACGGTTTATACAAAATTACAAAAATTAATATTTACAAAAGGGTTCATTATATACAAAACAGTTTAAAACTGTCGAACAAAAATAATTATATACAAAAACTACAATAGACTATATAAAGATATTTACAATATTTACAACTTTTCAACCGACCAAGACTAACGGTGTACGAGGAATGACCTACAAGCACGCCTTGGCGGAGTGGAGAGAAAAGTATAACAACGTTCTAAGAAACACGATGACAATTGTGCGGGGAATGACCCCTATACCGAACCCCTTCGGGGAAACAACCCGTATAGATGTACTGCTGAAACCAGCAATACAGCTACACGAATTTTAAGCTGTGAAGTGCTGGGGATTACTACCGGTCTAAAAGAAAGCGAATGAGGACAAACTGGTGTAATGAGAATACACGGAACACTAGGATGTATCATAGACCCACCCGCAGCGACTGAATATGCGGTGCTACCTGTAGGCGTTGCAACAATGAGACCA